GGCCGCCAATTTTAGCAGTTTGTGATATGAATCCGCCGAACGTGGGGTTTTCAACAAACTCTTCAAAAGTCTCGAGGCCCGATAGGGACTCAGCGATACGTGCTTCGCGCTCACGGGCTGTTTGAATGTTTATTGCAGCAGCTTCACTATCACCAGTGACCGTGTTGTACAGACCTTTTAGGTAATCGGTATCTGTTCGGATGCCTTCAATACCTGCACCGAAGCCACGACCGAAGGTTTCAGTAAAACCTGACGGAGTAACTGCTTCATTGGCGACAGGGCCCTCTTGATTCTCCAACACTTCAAGCTGTCTTGGTGTGCTGGCGCGCCCGCTATAATTTGCATATAAGCTATCGAGGACTTGGCTCATTAATTATTTGACCTGTTCAACAATAAAGTTGTATCCACGAGATCCGAATAAGTTCTTGATGTCAGACGCAGATATTGTTTCGTCTTCTTGTTGCTGAGAACCAAGGCCAACCACGCCGAATCGTGTTGGTTTGTCATCCTTGTCGCGCTCTGTAACGACCAAACGGTTCAACCAAACATCGGTGCCGTCGATAGAGTCGATGGAGCCGTCCGGGAAAAAGTTCTCAGAGAACTTTCCATATTCCTCACTCTCAGCCAGCGCTTGGAAAGTCGCGCTTATAATGGTGTTTAGCTCTTGCTTTAAGCCACGCTTCTCGGGGCCGCTCGCTTTAGCATAAGCACTGTAGGCTTGACCAAAAACCCCGCCGACGCCTCCAACTGTTTTGAACAGCTTGTTTTTGTCGTAGTTGATTGAATCGTTGATGACGCCATCTTCTTCGCCATAAATGGCTTTTTTAAGTCGGTCAGATCTGCCTTCTGCAGCCTCTCGATTCGCTGTACTCAGTTCATTGCTGAATTTATCGAGAGCAAGGAAGTGCTTTTGTACGGCTAGGTTATGCTTACTAATATTAAGCGCAGCATTTGATGCGCCACTGGCAGCTGTGGTGGAACTTGAATTAGCGTTCTGCTGGTCTATGCCTAGCTTCTGCATGTCTAAAGCTGTCGCATCCGCTCTACCACTACCAGACCCTAATGAAAGAAGCTCTCCGCGAAGCTTCTCAGCCGCAGCGTAGTCGCCTCTTTGGATAGCCATCGAGCGCAACCAGCTGCGCACACTTACTTGCGCCTTCGAGGGGAGTTTATTAATGTCCGCCGCAGTTTGGACGCCAGCGCTCTGTAAGACAGTGGTTAACTTCTTCTCGTCCTCGGGGGTGACTACGAGATTATTATCATCAACGAAAGCTACAGCTTCTTCAGGCGTCATTTCATTAAGACGCGCAAACACACCTGCCTCTAGTTCTTGAGCAGCTTTCTGGGCCTCAACGGGCTGATTTGCAATCGCAGTAAAGTTAGCATTTGCCTGATCAAGGGTTATGTCAGGCTTACCTTGCATCGCGATGTTTTGTTCGTCTATGTACCGCGTCGGGTTTGAGTACTGAGGCTTATCACCAACTTCAGACAAACCTGCGGCTCGTCCTAACTTAGAATTTGCTACCATCTTCCCTGCATCAGACACGGCTCGCGGTCCGAGCATCACTGCATCTGCCATAGGGGCTATTGGGCTCATAATCCATTTACCGACAGTTGTAATGCTATCGCGAATATTTAAGACATCCACTGCTTCTTGTTTTTCAGCATCGCTAAACGTTGCCCATTTTTCGGGTGTAACGCCTGCTTCAGCTAAGCGCGATTTGACGGTCTCTTCGCCTTTTACGGGTGATGGCTTCGCTAGAATCTCGGGGATTTCTATGCCTAATTCTTGAGCTTGGCTAGACAATATCTGTAGTTTTTCTTCGTCAGTCTTAGCGGACGCTAGCAAACCTTTAAAGGCTCTTACCATGCCTACATTTTTGCCTTCACCTGCAGCAGGGCTGTCTGCTGCCTTATCCATTTCTCCGACGACTTGTGTCTGTAAAGTATTCTGAGCTGTTTCCCTATTCACAACTTCTACAGCGTCAGCTTCAGCCATACCTTGCCCAACAAGGTATTCTACTGTTGCGCTTGAAGCACCAAGATTACTATTACCACGGATATTTGTTCGGTATTCGTCGTCCATCAGCCCAGCTAATTGCTGGGGAGTGAGAAAAGCCACCGCGTCCCCATCACCAACACTACCTTCTGCTGTTAAAACGCCGCTTCTGCCATCTTCGTAAGTGCCTCGGAGAACTAACCCGTTTTGTGTGCGATCAACTTTGTTTAGAGTAAAGCCTTCTGGTAGGTCTTTATCACGGTTAGCCATATCTAAAATGGCTTTATCGGTCACAGCCCCGCCAGCCGTAATAAGTTTTACTGAGTTAGGTATATCAAGCCGCGTTGGGCCATATTCGCCTTGAACATTAATAAAACCCAATTCAGTTAGGTCGCCAATATAGCTATCGTTTTCAGAATATGTTTTCTTCTTGTTTTTTTCGTTGAGCTCAAGCTCAGACGTCTCGTTTTTTAGCTTTAGTTCTCTTAATTTGCCTGGCTGCAAGTCCTGCGCACGCTTGTTTGTAGCCTCAGAAACTACTGTGTTTCGTTCGTTTAAGCCGTACTGTTTCTGCTGCAAAGCATAGTTCTGGTCGTATTGGCGAGTCTGTTCTTCGAATTTATTTTTATCTAACCCAAATTTATTTTCATCTAATTCGAATTTATCTCGAGCTAGTTTGTTCTGAAACTGCTGTTGGCCAAATGCTTGTACTGCACTTGCCCCACCTAAAATACCATCTAAAAGTGCCATAAAAAATTCTCTTTAAAATGCAAAAGCCATAATGGCCATAGCACCTAAACTACCGAGGGTGCTATACGTTTGAGCCTTAGATGCCGCTTTGGCCTGTGAATAAGCGTTCTCACGCTGCGTAGCATTTTGAGCAGCAGATCCCAATTGACTTTGTGAAGAGCGGTTAACGCCTTGACCAATATTGATTAAATCAGACAGCTGCCGTGTATTAGCTTCACGCTGCGCTATTCTTGCGTCACCAACTGCCTGGATTCCCCCAAGAGTATTAGCGCGATCGAGGCTTCTAGTTTGCTCTTGAGCCTGAGCGGGGGTAAGTGCCGCGCCATAACGGCTCGCGTTGCGGTTAGAGATACCTGTTGCGATACCAGAGGCCGCAGCAGCATCAGTACGAGCAGCGTCGATTAATGACGTATCATTCTGAGCTCTGTCTATCATGCCTTCTTCAAAGTCACGATAATTATTTACATAATCAAGATACTCTTGGCGAGTAATCTGCGCATATGCAGCCTCGGGGTCGCTGACATTTGGCAAACCCATATTGTTATTAAAATAATTGTTGTAGCCGCCGAGTCCAGCATATCCGGCTCCTGAACTTCCGCTGTATCCACCATCTTGTATGGTTGTTACACCTAATTCATTATATGAATATCCACCAGGCATTTGAGACATCTTTAGCCACCTCCAAATATGTTTGAATAAGCAAGCCGGTTACCAAAACCGCTAACGGATTGCCCAGCGTCATTAACAGGGCTGAAGAAAGAGCCGCTTGTTTCTGTTGTTCTCATTCCCATCTCTGGACCTAAATCTTCAGTTTTTGTGCCTTTCGTTGCTTTGTTCTGCATACCCTGCATTAATGCAGCGCCTGCTACCTGGCCAGCCGCAGTCATCTTCGCGTTAGCTACCGTCTGCTTATTTTTCGCTCTAGTTAAAGCTTCCGATGTAGCGAGATTAGCTGCTTGTGCCATACCTGTTTGCGCATCTGCCGCCTGACCTCGCGCTGTTCCAAGCACGTTAGTCTGCATTTGATTTTTAATGTTAAGACCGGACGTGTTCGCTATACCCAACTGCCCTTGTAGAGCCTGTGCTAAGTCCCCACCATCTGCACCAGTCATAGCGCGTCGAGCCGAAGGCTTAGACAGTGCCTGCATCGTGTCAGCATTCGCTCTGCCGCGAAGGGAGTCAGTAGTGTTGTCAGTCAAAGATTGATCACGCATTTTCTGAAGTAGGGGATCATATTTTTGTTTGAAATGCTTGTACTCCGCCATAGCTACAGAAGCCGAGGCTTTTTCAGCTTCTGATGCCTGATAATCTTGTTGCTTAGGTGAGCTTCCCATATACGTCTCTCGTGTAAACAATTGTGTCTAACTGCCAGCCTTGCGAAAGAATATAATCTTTCAATTCAGGCACTGCAGACCTAACTTCTAATTTTGAAAAACCACCTAGCTTAGCCTGTTCTATAAAGAAGTCTTGATGGACTGATACTAAGTTAGTCCCTCTCTTCTCGGCCCAAGCTAGCCATATCAACATGGTCCTTTTACCAGTGAAAATATCTGTTTCACCTGTGGTGACAACCATCCCTTCATTAGTTGTCCAAAGCGTCGCCTGTTCTTGAGCGCAGGCTAGGTATATATCTGCAACCGTATATGTAAGCTGCGGATTAGCTTCTAAAATTTCTTCTACTGCTGGAGCCACCCAATGAATGTTGTCCTCTATGGGTGATTCAACAGGGCTATCCACCGTTACCATAATGTTTACGCCTTGTTCGCCATGCGCCTGATGTACCGCCGTATCTAACTGTTCTCGCTACACCTGTGTTCGCGCCTCGCGCTTTACGCTCCGCGTCAGTAACACCTTGGTTGAATAAACTGCCATACACCTGTGCGCCAGTTAGGTCAGTCCACTCTTTATTTGGGATTCTTAACAGTCTAAATAAGGCACCATTTACAATAGTGTCTCGATAGTCGTTCATCACATCGTTATCACACGCTGTGCTTGAATGGGTAGGTTTTAAAACAGCACGTAAAATGGTACTGGAGACCGTTGTGACTGTGGGCACTGGTGCTAACCAGAATAAAGCAGCGCCCTGTTGCACATAATACTCAGGTACACCGTTGCCTTCGCGCCACTTAGGTATGCGCTGCTCAAGCAGGGTAGAGGTAATAGGTTCAACATCTTTTCCGAGGTGTGACACCCACAGTATTTTTTGTACTGATGTGCCAGACGGAGCTTCGAGATCATACTCAAATATACCGCCGACTGTTGTTAGTGGGTCCAGTTCAGCTTGATATACGCTGGCTTTCTCACATAACTCTATAACGGCTGACCTAATACTATTTTCAATTAGCGTATCAGGACACCCATATACCATTGGTAATATTTCAGGGAGTAGCGTCTCATAAGAAATCGCCATGTGTTATACCGCCGCTTGTCTACGTTCCATATTAGGATTAGTCATTGCGTCTATCTGCCCTTTACCCGTCACTGACGTAGTAAATAACTGGAAATGACTACTAGCGCGTTGAGCGTTACCTGCGTACTCTGCGTCTTTCATGTACGCCATGTACAAAACATAATTCATAATAGCGTTAGCGTAGATATCAGGAATAGACAGTGACCCACTTTGCGCTACAGTGGCGGGGTTTGAAGAGTAAATAATCTCTAAATAAGCGTTACCTGCCACGCCAGGATAGACGTAAAAATTACGAGGGTTTGCTTCGTCATAAACATAGTGCTTTACAATTGTTGTGTGCGCTGCATCGCCAGCGACAGTTGGGTCGTGCCAATCAGGGCTCTGTGCGTCTAACACTTCTCTATCAACTAAACGAACTGATCGCTTACCAGTTCCGCTACTTGCAGCTGACATGTTTCTAACTGCTTTTAAAAGGCGGTTGCCTCCAGTAGGTATAGACTGCTTTGTTCCAGTAGCTAGAGTAACCGTCTCGTTGGCTGCACTTGCATCTGGTTTTAGTAAAGCTATCTCGCGCTGAGCGTCGTTAATCCACAGGACTAGTTCGCCAACAACCGGCCATCTAACGCCTGTTGTATCTTGAAGGACTGTTTGTGCTCTATCTATTACACTTTGTACTGTGACTGCCATGATATATACCTATGAGTTAAGGATTGATTCCCAGGCCGCTTCCCGTTCATCAGTGCCAATGGTTTCTCCCATAGCTTTATTTACTGCTGCTGCTTTCGGGTAACCGTCGGTTTTAAAATTCTTTGGGTCACCTTCGTCCATCATTTTTTCAAGTACTGTTACAAGATCAGATGTGGGTACGACAGGTGCTTCTTCAATTACTTCTTCGAACACTGCTTCTTCAGCATTTTGTTCTTCGACATATTTATCGTTATATTCTTTCGCGCCCATCTGTATTGCTAATAGGCCAACTTCTTCTGCTATCTCTCTTGGAACGCCCGCTTCAAACAAAACGGCTGTTCCGCCTAGGGTGGTCACTCTTAATGACGTTTCACTAACAATCTTCATGATTAATTCCTATATAAATAAAAAGCCCCCTCCGAAGAGGGGGCGATTGTCTTACTGTGCAGTATCTAGACAGATAACGCCGAAGTCCTGTACAGACCCTGCAATATCAGAGTTGTACTTAGGCTTGCGAAGTCCGAAGATCTTGCCTACAGAGATACCAGACTGGTTACCATAGTCGAAAGTATCTTCAACCATTTCAGGCAAACCAATGTCAGCCATAGCTAGAGACTGAGCACCACAGAACAGAGCGCGTCCGCCAACTATGTTAGCTGCTGCGCCCCACTTGTAGCCAGCTGCGCCAGCGTTAGATGAAGAACCAGTAGTAGCACCAGAAGTGTTAAACACATGACGGAACTCGTGGATCATTACACCATCAACCATCAACGATGAAGAACCAGCGAATAAGCTGTTAGAAGCTCCTCGAACACCAGCGTTACGAACGTTAGCGATGAAGTCTGCATCTAGCTTTAAGTCAGCCATTTGCTGTGGAGTAACAAACATGTGGAAAGTTTCCTGGTTACCAGCACCACGAATACCACGGATGTATTGATCTTTAGCATAAGCTTTCAGATTAACAATGTGCTTGTACTTCAGAGTGTCAGTAGCTACCAAAGCAGTAGTGTCACCAGCAAGAATGTCATCGCCATCAACTCGACGGTGTCTTGCAGAAGTGGGGGCAGATACGTCTGAAGCGAACTCAAGGTCAACCAACTCGTGTCCAGCAGTACTAGAAGTAGTACGCAGACCGCCGTTGTTTTTATGAGTATATGCAACGCCAGATAGAGACAAGAATGCCAACTGGTCACATCGGTCAGCCATTGCATAAGCAAGTGCGTCACGAGACTGTTCACGGAAATTAACAACAGTCTTCTGGTCAGTCATTCGGCCAGCGATTCTGTTTGCAAATCTCAACTGGTCTAGCTCAATGGTGATGTCATACGCGCGGAGGGCTTCTTCATTGCCTTCCAAAGTATTGTCACCAGTGATGCCGTCGCCGGTCATATCAGCAAGCAAAGTAATGTTAGCTTTGGTGCCTTTTTGGTTTTTAGTAAGTTCAGTTACGCGCTGTACCATTGCGTTTGAACCCGTACCAGCGAACTGGTTGATAAAAGATTGGTTGCGAGCTACTTTCCAGAAGTCGCGGCTCCACATTTGGAGTTGGTCGCCAGTAAGCGTACCGAAGTTTGTAGTGGCCATGATAGGCTCCTTTTAAATTGACAAAATAATTTATGCGGCACACGCCGCCTTATCAGCCGACTTAAAGGAGCGGCTAATCCGTATCTCCGTATCGTGGAGCAACGAACTAGCGCTTATTAACGAGGTGCGACCTCGACAGGTTTTACGCCTTTGTAGGCGAGGGGTACGTTTTTTACGGCTACGGGCCGACCACATGTCGTAGTGATGGACGTATATCAGATATTAGTACAGGTATTATTTTATTGCAACCCTTTTAGGCCGCTTAGTCTATAAACAATAGCGAACTAAAGCCAAAGCCGAAAAAACATATGGCAAAAGCCAACGCTTTTAGTTCATCTTTATCTTTCCAATCCATTCTTATATCCTCATTTAAAAATTACAGTTTCTTTCGGGTCTACATACTTCGGTTTACAAAAAGCCCTTATTGGCACGTCGTAGACCTTTCCGAACCTATTCTCACCAGACCCTTTTATACTTTGTAAGGTTATTGTCCTAGCGAAATAAACACACGAGTTTATATTATTCCAGACTCCATACTCCTCAACGTCTTCAACAAAACCATCGGGAGTCAAAGTCTCTATTATTAAAGCAAAAACGAGGGTTTTCATTGTATAACTCGTTCAGAATTATCTACCCAAGTTAAGCGGCAGACACAGTCGACCGCCTCGTAGTGTTTGGAGGGTTTAGATAGTTCCTGACACATAAATACGCAGTGGTGTTTTTTGACGTAATAACGCGTCTTGCTCTCATCAACCTCGCCGTTAGAAATGAGGAAGATAAGGGCAAAAACCATTCTCATTGTTTAGCCAACAACGCCTGTACTAACGCAGAAATTTGATCGTTAGTTTTCTCTTGAATTTTTTCTTGTCTGGCTAATGACTCCACGATTGCGTCAACCTTCGTCTCTGTTACAGCTTGAGCCTGACCATTCTCTTGCGCTTTTTTAGCTGTCTCTTTGACAATAACTTCAATACGCTTAACTTCAGTGGTAGTAGTCTCTGCGTTAGCCTGTGCCGCGCCGTAGCTTATAGCGCCAACAAACAAACTAACTACTAGAGGTATTGCCCAAGTCGGTATTACTATGCCTTTCTCACTCATTTTCTTGCCTCATCTATGTCGTGATGTTTTCTTAGCGACCTTTTTTGGCTGCTTTGAAAACTGTTTACCGGCCTTGGTGTCTTTACGTTTCTTTGCGGAAGTTGCCGCATACTCCTTTTTAGTTAAACTTGCTCTTGCCTTCTTTGGTAAGTAACGCTCGCCTGTCGCTTTTTTACCTTGGGTACTATTTTTCCCAGACTTAGTACCCCATTCTTCTTTAGTCCATTTGGATAACGACTTCTGTGCCTTGGTCTTCGGTCCAGAGTAACTGCCCCCAGACTTCTTATACCTTTGAGTAGCCAGCTGTGCTTTTCTTGCTGACCACTGCCCAGGTTTTCCGCCTTTAGATCCCGCTTTAACAGCGGCTACTATACGTTTCCATTTAGGTTCATCACTTCTCGCCATTAGACGGTTACCTCCTCATTCTGGACTTACACCTTTTTCAAGGGCGGCCAGCCTTAACTTGAGGTTATGTATGTCATTTAAAAGTTGTTCGCCTTTGACTATCTCTTTATCGAGAAGCCCCGCTGTGTATTCAATTAGCATATCTTGGCGTGCATCAGCAGGGAGCGCCCCTAATTCGCCCCTGGGCCATTTAATACGGAACTCGGAGTTGGACTCTATGTCCATCTGAGTTTTGTCTAAGGCATGCTCAAGGGTATTTAACCGCTCTTGTACAGAGAAGTACGCCATTGTAGATACTGATGTAAACGCAATCATTGCAATCAGATTCCTGAGCGGAATTGTTACCGCTGTGTCTTCAGATAATTCGGCCATCAGATCACCACTTCGAACGGTTAGCCCAATAGGCTGCCGACATCTTGCCTTTGGCTATGTTCTTAGCGTGTCGTGCTTTGAAGCTTGCACGTTTCTTTTTCATACGGTCAGATTCACCCGCTTTCGGTTTACCAGCCGTTTTCGCTCCTTGTTCTCCAAATCTAATCGTCTTGATTCGGTCACCTTCCTTTGCAACAACAATGTGGCTTTTCTTCGGATGGCTGGGGGTGCGTTTCGGTTTATTGAATCCACTAACCCCGGCCCTCGCGAGTCGGGGGTCTTTTTTTACTGCCATATATCACCTCTTTATATAATGTCACCGCGTAATCTCTTTAAAGTTGCCTCTGGTAGGGCTGCGAACTCATCTTCAGTCAAAGTGCTAAGGTCAATCCCTTTTTCACCGTGATTTGAGGAACTTTCGCCTGGTAATTCAGGAGGCTGTGCTTCGGCTGCGCGTAGTTTTTTGCTTACTTCTGCACGTTTTTTAGCCACTTCATCAGTTTTTTGTGCTTTCCCAGCTAGGCTAGGGGCTTCTTCAACTGTTTTATCTAAATCATGGTCTTTAACCACATATTTCACAGCTTTTGAAAGGGCATCTACTGCCTCATAACCTTTCATGATGAACGCATCGCGCAATTCAACTACTTCGTTAGTCATATCCTGGTCAAACACCTCAGAATTACTATCAAATACTGGATACGCATCTTCCATAGCATTAGCAGCTTGCTGCAGAGCAGTCATCTGGCGGTCTTGGTTAACTGTCTGAGACATTTCTTGCCTCATTTCGTATTCAAGTTGCTCTCTTTCTGCTTTTCTAATTTCTCTTCTGAGCGCGACAGCTTTATCTGTCTCACCATCCAAGACCATGTTTTGGTATTCAACTTCTTTTGCGTCAAAATCGTACGATTCGGGCGCTTCTTCTGCTTTTTCATTCGCTGCGTTGATCTCGTCTAACTGCTTTTGGAGGGCTTTTTGTTTTGCAAGTACTTCATCTAGCCGCGCCTTCGGTACCATTGGTTTTTTTGCCGGTTTCTCATCGGCTATTGACTCAGGTTCTGCTTCTGCTTCCTCTTCTTCTAACTCAGCAGTCTCTTCCTCTGATTCTGTTTCTTCTTCTGTACTTTGTTCATCTTTAGAAACAGTTTCTTCTTCTTCTGGCTCTTCTACTTCCTCGACTTCGGCTACAGGTTCTTCGGCTACCTCTGCGAAACTAAGGTCTAGCTGTGGAGAGCCATCATCATCTTGAAGATCCGCTCCTGGCATAACATCAAACTCTATAGTTTTGTTTTCTTCTTGGTTGTCTTCTTGCTTACTCATTTAAGAACTCCTATCGTTCCTGTTGGGGTTGGGTATTTCTAGCTTGCTGCATTGCGGTCGTAGCAATCTTGGTGGCTGCGCTTGTCTCTGCTTGGCCTTGACGTATCTGATTGGTCTCAGATGACAATTCTCTTCTCAAAGCGAGCTGCTCTTGGTTCATTTGGATCTTGGCTTGTAGCTCCTGCATCCGTAGCTGTGGAGTTATTTCAGCCTGCTCTTGTACCTTGGCAATATTGACAGCGGCTTCTGACTGTATCTTTCTGACTTCTGCCTCGAGCTTCGCGATCTCAAGCTGCAACTGCTGCATAGCAACTTGCTGCTGGGCAGCCATAGCTTCTGCTTGCTCTGGGGTAGGGGGCTCTTGCCCTGTCATAGTACGGATACGTTTGGCTAACTCACCTTTCTTAGCAAGGTGGCTGTACTCGACAATCGCATCATCAGGTACCGCTACGCCAACCTGTCTCAGGCTAATAGCTTCAGCAAACTGAACTTCATCGAAGCTGTCGCGAGCAGGGGCAGTAGAAACAATAACGTCATACTCACCCACCATAAGATTATTAATAATCTCACCTTCAGGTGTTACTTCGTTCACGATCATAGGCTCACGGGGCTTTAGAGGGTCGGTTTCATTTGTAACTTGTATGACGCGCTGCTCGGTATAAAACGTTTGGATAAGATTTAGGATCTTCTCTGCTAAGTACTGACGAGATTTACGTAAGTTATCTAGTGGTACTTGAATCATTACTGCACCACGGTTCTGCTTAGCCTGAATGGCTACACCAGATACTTCGGCGCTATCTGTACCAAGCATCGAGTCATTAACACCAGAAATAGTCTTAATGTTAGCTGCTGCTTTCTGTGCGATACGATCCAAACCAGTAGGGATCTGATTTGCACCAATCTTCTGTGGGGGTGTAGTGCCTCGAGCATATTCAAGAACTAGTCCAGTCTCTGCGCCATGTTCTTCAAGATCATCCGCAGTCATACCAACCAAAGAACCACTCTCAACCATCCAGCCACTATTAGCTGTGGTATTAACAATATGCAGCTCTTGAGAGGCTATTTTGTTTAGCTGCTCTTGCGGTGAAAGTAAATTACGAACTACACCGAAAGGGCGGCCCCGTC